CAAGGGTAATTCAGGCCCCGTCATCGCACTAGCGGAACCAAAAACAATTTCCTGACAGATAGCCTGACAAGTACGAAAACCAGATGCCGAACCTGACAACCATCGCCGAGTGGGCCGCCACGATCCCCATCTCCCGCCAGTCCGCCTACGACGCGGTGAAGCGCTGCGAGATCCCGGTCACCGACGGCAAGGTCGACCCGGAATACGCGACGCACCTGTACCAGCGCAACACCCGCCAGCGCGCGAACGGCAACCGCCCTGCCTCTCTGGCAAACGAGGCGGACGCCGCGAGCGTGGCGGGTGCGGGAGGGGCGGGAGGTACGGAACCTAAGGCCAAGATTCCAGGGTACGACAGCAGCCGGGCACGTCGGGAGGCAGCGGAGGCTGAAATCGCCGAGCTGAAGCTGGCCGAACAGGCGCGCAAGTTCCTGCTCAAGAGCGACGTCGACGCGGCAGCATTCGAGATCGCGCGTGCGCTGCGCGATGGCCTGAACAACGCCGCGCGCAGGATCGCGGCCGAGGTGGCGTCCTTGACCTCGACCGAAGAATGCGAAGAGGTAATCGATCGCGAGGTGACGGCGCTGCTGGGCAGTATGGCGCAATCGCTCAACGCGGACCTGAAGGTTGACGTGAGCGAGGCAGTGCAATGATGGTCCTCGCGCCCGCATGCAGTGTTGTGCGCGCAGCCTTTTCCCGCGGGCTGGAGCCGGATCCGAACTTGCCAATTGACGAGTGGGCCGATGAGTACATGATCATCCCGAAGAGCGGCGGCGCAAGCGAGTACGGTAAGTACCGGTCGAGCCGCACGCCACACGCGCGCGCCGTCATGCGCGCCCTTTCACCGCGTCACCGGTGCAAGCGGGTGGTGGTGATGGGTGCGTCCCAGATGCTCAAGACGCAGGTAGCCCTGAACTTCTTCGGTGCATGCGTGCACCAGACCCCGTCGAATTTCTTGTGGATCCTGCCGACCGGCAAACTGGCCAAGCGCGCAAGCAAGCGTATCGACAAGACGATCGACGCGGTGCGGGTGCTGCGTGAGCGCGTCGCGCAGCCACGTGCCCGCGACGCGGTCAACACGATGGACACGAAGGAATACGTCGGAGGCTCGCTGACGATCGTGACTTCTGGCGCAGCGGCCAACTTGTCGGAGCTGTCGTGCCGTTTCCTGGTGTACGACGAGGTCGACCGCGCCGACGCCAACGTGGATGGTGAGGGCGACACCACGGCATTGGCCGAGGCGCGCCAGACGACATACGAACGCAATAAAAAGTCGTACTACCCCAGCTCGCCGACCATCAAGGATTCGTCGACGATCGAGGCCTTGTACCAGAAAGGAACCCAGCACGAAGCTCTCGCCGACTGTGTGCATTGCGGCCACGAGCAGACCCTGGTGTTCGAGCGCCTGCAGCAGGGCGACGACGGCCGCGCGATGTACCCATGCATCGAATGCGGCGCGTTCATGTACGAGACCGATAAGACACGCATGTTCGAGCGCGGCGCCTGGACTGAAGGCGTTGCCGGTGATGGCGAGACGGAGAGCTTCACCATCAGCGGTATGTTCCTGCCCTACGGTTGGTTCTCCTGGCTGGGCATGCTTAAAGAATACCAGGCAGCGAAGCGCAAGCTGGATGAGGGCAGTGACGAGCTGATGATTTCGTTCTACAACACGCGCCTGGCGCGCAGCTGGGAACGGAAGAAAGAACAGACGAAGGCCAAGGAGCTCGAAGACCGCGCCGAGCAGTACAAGCTGGGCACCGTGCCGAAGGGAGGACTGATCCTCGTCGGTTCCGTTGATACACAGCCTGATCGTTTCGAACTGAAGGTGACGGCCTGGGGTGAAGGCATGGAAGCATGGGTCGTCGACTACCAGGTCATCTCGGGATCGCCATCCGACCAGGCCACGCAGGACAAGTTGGATCAACTTCTGAAGGGGCAGTATCGACACGCTGGCGGGCGCATGCTTCCAATCGCTGCGGCCTTCATCGACTCGGGTGGTGCGAACACACAAGACGTCTACAACTTTTGCCGTACTCGGCAGCATCGGCACATTTTCGCGATCAAAGGGCACTCGGTGGCCAACAAACCGATTCTCGGTGCGAAGCCATCGTTGCAGGACGTCAGCTGGAATGGTCAGGTCATCCCGCAAGGCGTCAAGCTGTGGATGATCGGTACCGACACCTCGAAGGATTATTTGTCGGCGCGCTGGAAGTTCGCAGACGGCCCGGGCGCCGTCCACTTCTCTCAAGACTTGCCGAAGGACTACTACGAGCAGCTGACCGCCGAGTACTGCATCACGGTCTGGCGCCGCGGCCACAAGGTGCGCGTCTGGGAAAAGAAGAAGAACGACCGCAACGAGGCTGGCGACCTGATGGTGTACGCCCTGGCGTGCGCCTATTACCTCGGTCTACACAAGAAAAACGCCGCACAGTGGAAGCAAGTCCGCGAGTTCGTCGATCCGGATACACGTGACCTGTTCCTCGATCCACCTGTCGACACGGGCGAGGACTTGTCGTCGACCGAGCAATCGGCTGCACTGCCCCCCCCAACATCACCCATCCAATCGAGCACCGACCCATGGCAGACACCGAAACCCCAGCCGAAACCCGCCCAGCCACAACGTGCCGCCGGGAGGCAGTGGTGAGCGTCGAAGTGTTTGACAACCCGGACCTGGTCGACGCCATCTTCAAATACCTGGGCGACGCGTTTCCGGAGCTGGCCCCGCAGCTGGTCACGCTGGAGGAAGAGGTGCGCGACGAATTCCAGGGCATCGAGATTTACATTCCGCGGCGCTCGATGGCGCGGCGCAGGAAGCTGGAGATGGAAGTGCTCAGCCTGTTCAACGGGCGCAACGCAACGGAGATCGCGCGCAAGCTCGGCATCGGCCGCACCACCGTCTACCGCATCATCAAGCAGTCCGGCACCAAAAAATAACGTTCCACTTTTCCGAGAAATGGGACGGGCCGGTCGCTACCCTTTGCGACATGCCCCTCTCTCAATCCGACCTCGAAGCACTCGACCAAGCGATCGCCCGCGGCACATTGTCCGTGGAGTTCGAAGGTCGCAAGCATGTCTACCAAACCACGACTGCGCTGATTGCTGCGCGTGACCACGTCGCACGCGTTGTCAATGCCGGATCGACGAATCGCGGGCCGCGCGTCTTCGGCTTCCGCTTTACCACGTTGAGGGGCGACTGATGCCAAACGTTTTAGACCGCATCGTCGGCTGGGTAAGTCCCCAGGCGGGCATCGCACGCCACTTCGCACGTCGTCAGCTCCAGCGCGCGTACGAAGCGGCTAGCCCTCGCGACCCATGGCGCCCACGGCGCGCCGGCGCGAGCGCCAATGCTGATCACCAGGCAGACGCCAAGACGCTGCGCAATAAGGCGCGCGCGCTGGTCCAGAACGTCCCATATTGCACAGCGGCGTTGGAGGGCCTGGTGGCTGCAACGGTTGGTACTGGCATCGTGCCACGCGCGACTGGGGCCGAACGAGACAAGCTGAACAAACTGTTTGCGGGATGGGCGAAGGTCTGCGACGCTGACGGCCGCTTCGATTACTACGGCATGCAGAAAGCGGCCGATGCGGCCGTAAAACAGGACGGCGAGGTGCTGGTGCGCCTGCGTCCGCGCAGGCCGTCGGATGGACTGCCGGTGCCGCTGCAGCTGCAGCTGCTGGAAATCGATTGGCTGGATAGCGACCGCATGGGTACGAACGGTGGCAATCAGATCATCAACGGGATCGAATACGACGCGCTGGGCGCTGTCGCGGCCTATTACCTGTGGGACCAGCACCCGGGCGACACCGCACTTATTCGTAGCCGCAAGGCGCAAAGCTCGCGCGTGGCCGCCCAGTTCATCATTCACCTGTACAACCCCGAGCGGCCCGGCCAAGGGCGCGGCTTCTCGCGCTTCGCCCCCGTCATCGCACGCGTGCGCGATCTTCAGCTGTATGAAGACGCCGAGCTGGCCCGCAAGAACCTGGAGACCAGGCTCAGCGTGCTCGCTAGCGGCGACATCAGTCAGATGGAAAACCCGGCAGGGATGGGCGATGGCGGCGCAGGCCAGGGGCAGGGCGCTCGCGACTTGGGCGAGCTGGGCGGCGGCAACATCTTCGGCATGCCTGCTGGGATGAGCTTCACCGTCGTCGAGCCAAAGGCGGCACCGGGCTATGTCGATTACGTGAAATACGCGCTGCACCTGATCGCGGCCGGTCTGGGCGTGCCATACGAGATGCTGACCGGCGACATGAAGGAGGTTAACTTCAGTAGCGCCCGTGTGCGGCTGCTTGATTTCCGGCGCGCCGTGCAGCAATTCCAGTGGCTTGTGTTCATTCCCAAATTACTTGTGCCGATCCACGAGGCGTTCGTCGAGGCCGCCTACTTGGCCGGCAAGATCCGCCAGCGCGACATGTCGGTCGACTTCAGCCCGCCGAAGTGGGATTACGTGAATCCGGAGCAGGACGTCAAGGCGGATTTGGCCGAGATCGGCGCGGGCCTGTCCAGCTTCAGTGAAAAACTGCGGCAGCGCGGTTACGACCCTGACGTTGTATTCGACGAACTGACCGCCGATTTCGAGAAACTCAAGGATCGCGGGATTCTGGAAACCCTGCTGTTCATGCAGCGCGGGAACCTGCCAACGAAACCCCCGTCTGGCGACCAGCCGGATGCAACGCCCGCATAACCGGCAGCGCTGCTTCAGCCGCATTATCCATAAATACGATTCAACCAAAGGACCCCATGACTGCGCATACCGATGCATACGAAAACAAAGAAATCGACTTCAAGTTCCGTGGCCAGGCGCTCGGACTGGCCAACAGCACCGCCGCCGCCGGCAGCGGGCCGTCGAAGTGGTACATCGGCCTGATCAAGGTCGCCGGCAGCGACGCGGCCGTCGGCACCGAGGTCACTGGCGGCGGTTACGCCCGCGTGGCCGTCGACTGCACGCTGGCCAACTGGGCCGGCACGCAGGGCGCCGGTACCACGACTGCGTCGACCGGCACGAGCGGCACGACGTCGAACAACAACGCCATCACCTTCCCCACCCCGACTGCGGACTGGGGCCAGGCCGTCGAGTGGGGCGCATTCGATTCGCAGACCGGCGGTACCGAGTGCTTCCGCGGCACGCTGACGGCCGCGAAGACGATCAACAACGGCGATCCGGCGCCGAGTTTCGCGCCCGGTACGCTGATCTACCAAAACGACAACTGACCATGACCGACGAACAGCAAGCCGAACTGCGTGCCCAGGCGCGCGCCGACGACAGCTGCGCCGCGGCGCTGGCCGCACGCGACATCGACGAGCTGGCACGGATTCTGTCGATTGGCCGCATGCGCGCCTCGGCGCGGGAGATCGGCAACGGCACGATTCTCGAGGTGCTGGGGATCGAGGCCGGCAACACGCTGCTCGACCACATCGCTGATGCTGCAGAGCTGCGGCACGTGCGCCCGCTGCTGGATCAGGGCCGCTTGATCATCGGTTCGCCGCTTGTTCAAGGTGCGCTGCAGGCCTACGTCCAGCTGCCCGGGGTAATCACCCAGGCGGACGCCGACAAGCTTTGCGCCCTCGGGTGCGAGCCGGATCCGCTGACGCCGCAGGATGTGGCGCAGGCGTTTTACAACCCCGATGGAACGGAGAAGGCATGACCGCAGTCACGAAAGCTTCGCTGTCCATCCTGGCGGCGACATCGGTTGCACCTGGCAGCACGAAAGCATCGCCCGGCGCCGGCGCGTGGGTGGACGTCAACGGGTACAACGGCGGCGTGCTGGGCGGGCGCATCACCAACGGCTCATCCGCACCTGCGGTCCAGGGCCAGATGACCTGGCAGTGGACGCCCGACCCGAATGTCAACCCCGTCAAAATTTACGATCTGTGGACCTTCGGCGGCGACACGGTCGCCGGCAGCACGGCGACCGCGAGCATCCGGCTCGACAAAGAAGTGAAGTTCGTGCGCGCGGCCTGCTACGGCAACACCACGAACCCGGTGACTTTCGAGTCTGACCTCGCCGCGAGTAGCTGATGGCCGGAATGCGCTACCAGCCACAGGGGCGGATACGCATCCAGCCTTCTGGCCTGGCGCGCGGCCTCGTCTTCGCCGCCGTCCCTGGCGGCGAAGCGGTCGCGAAACGCCCCGGTACCCTCTACGGCGGCGCAGCGCGGCGCGGCGGAACGCTGGGTCTGGCAATTGCGACTTCCGGAACTACGTCGGGCTTCGAATTTAACGCAGCGCCCGACCTGTATTCGATCACGACGGATATTACCGTCGTGGTGCTGATGGCGACCACTTCGGTCGTGGCCTATTCGCACTTTCTATGTGTCCCATACAACGCGAACTCGTGGCCGGGCCCCGCGTATGGATCTATGGGCTTCCAGGTCAGCACCGACGCAGCCACTTTGCGCCTGTGGGGTGACTACTCCACCGGAAACAGAATCGGCCTCATCGGTACCAGCGCGACTCGCATTCTTCTGGATGGCGCGCCGCACATGTATGCCGTCGCGAAGGACAGCTCATCTGCTGTCATGATGCGCGACCGCACGATTGAAAACGCCAGCGACAACGTGGACGGCGGCAGTGCAGCACGCGCATTTGACTGGAGTACAAGAAACCCTGTCAGCCTGCTCAACCGCAGCCGAAATGCATCTGGCGAGGGCACGAACGGCCAAATGTATCTGGCTTTGGTCTGGAACAGGAAACTGTCCAACGACGAATTGCTGTCTGTTCAGGCGAACCCGTGGCAGCTTTTTGCGGACGAAGATGACGGCGAATACATCGCTGCCGAACCGGTAGCCGACATGGCCCTCACCGGCGCTGCCGCAGCCGTGGCGTCGGCATTCGGCACGCTGTCGACATCGATCCGCTTGGCCGGCAGCACCGCTTCGAGCGCAACAGCCTCTGGCACGCTCAGCACCGGGATCCGTCTCGCGGGTGCAGCGCAAGCCCAGGGCAGCGCAGCCGGCGCCCTGTCGACCAGCATTCGGCTGGCCGGCGCGGCGCCAGCTGTCGCCGCTGCAACAGGAACGCTTACGACGTCGATCGGTCTCGCAGGCACTGCGCAGGCCACCGCCGGCGCAGCGGGATCCCTGGCGACTGCGATCAGGCTGACCGGTGTTGCGGCCGCAGTCGCGAGCGCCGTCGGCACGCTGACCACTGGCGGCGCCGGCCTGGCCGGCACAGACCCGGCGGTGGCCAGCGCTGGCGGCACGCTCACGACGCGCATTCCGCTCGCGGGTACCGGTGCGGCTCAGGCCTCTGCCGCCGGCTCGCTGTCGACCCGGATTTCGCTGGCCGGCGCTGCGCAGGCACTGGCAACTGCCACGGGCACGCTAAGTATCGCTGACGGCTTAATCGATATCTCCAAGGTTTCCAAGGACCGTGTCGTCACGTTCGAAGGCAGCGGTAGCCGTGTAGTCGTATTTGAAGGAAGTGGAAGTCGAGTTGTGATTTTTGAGGGCAGTGCGCCCAGAACAAGGATTGGTGAAATGAGTATCAAGCTTCCAGTAAAGATCGGTAGCAAGTGGACGGTAGACCGCGACCCTGACGAGATTAGCTACTACGGTGCGGACATCACGCAGGAGCAGCTGGATCGGGGTACGACGGCTGACCCAAGCAAGATAGCCGCGGTGTTGTATGGCGTGGAGTTGCTGGAAGGCCCGGAAATCCAGGTAGAAGTGATCGACGGTGTGCAGCGGACTTTCGTCGTGGTGAAGCTTGGCGGGGTCGAGGAAGAGCTCCCGCAGGATTGGCGGTGGGTCGCGCGCGTTCCTTGTATGAACGGCGAGCGCTTCGACAAAACTACTTGGTTTAACAAGGTGGACCCCTGATGATCAAGATTGCTGACACGCCCGGGCTTCGCGCCCAGCTGGAACGTGGCATTCCCGCCGCGACGGTCGTCATGGAACGAAGTGAGGAAGCGAAGACCGGAAGCACAGGTGAGACATCGCAAGACGTCGTTGCACCGTGCTACCCGGCTCGAAACCTGGTGCTGAAAAACGGCCGCTATCACGTCGGCGACGTCGACAAATAAGTCGTTTAAAAACTGTTCCACTTTTCCGAGAATTGGTACTGGGAAATCCGCATCATGCGGACATGCCTACACCGACCACTCCGCAAAACGCCAGCCGCTCCGCGACCGATCCGCGGAACATGCCGCCGCTCAGCCGCGCGGCAACGCTGGTCCCGTCCACCTTCAACGAAGCCGACAACACCATCGACGTCGTCTGGACCACTGGCGCGCGCGTGCGTCGCTACGACTGGTGGACCGAAACCGCGTACGAGGAAGAACTCGAAGTCACGACGGAAGCCGTGGACATGTCGCGCTTCGATGCCGGCACTGTTCAGGTGCTGGACGGCCATCGTACCTACGGCGGTGTCAACGCCATCCTCGGCATCGCCATCCGGGGCAGTATCGAGAACGGTGAAGGCAAGGCCACCCTGAAGCTGTCCACGCGTCCAGAGATGGCCGGCATCGTCGCTGACATCCGTGCCGGCATTATCCGCGCGATCAGCTTCGGCTACAGCATTAGCAAGTACGAGATCACCAGAGCCATCGACCGCACCGACGGCATCAACATGCCGCTCTATCGCGCCGTGGCATGGCAGCCGAACGAAATCAGCTTCGTTACGGTACCAGCAGACGCAGACGCAAGCACGCGCAGCCAGCCGTCCAACGGCAACCCATGCGAATTCATTACCCGGGCGCCCGCCCAGTCTTCAACCCACCAGGAACCATCCATGACGATTGCTACCCAGCCGGGCGCCTCGACCACCGCGCCCGCCGACCATACTCGCTCCGCAGATACCACTGTCCCGGCGCCCGTAACGACCACCACGCCGCCGCCGGCTGCCGACGACGCGGCCACTCGCGCCGCGACCGAAGCCGCCGCCCGCGCCGCCGACATCACCGAGATCTGCACTCGCCACAGCGTCGGCCACCTGGCCGCAGGCCTGATCCGCAGTGGCAACTCGGTCGACCAGGCCCGTACCGCCGTGCTGGAAGAACTGGCCCGCAACGACGCCGGTACCGGCGGCCACCGCAACGTGCGCATCGTCACCGTCACCGACGAACACCAGACCCGCATGGCCGGCATCGAAGAAGCGATGATGAACCGCGTCGATGCGCGCTCCGCGCTGACCGACAACGGCCGCCAGTTCCGCAGCCTGAGCCTGATCGAAATCGGCCGCGACTTCCTGGAAACGCGCGGCGTCCAGACGCGGGGCATGACCCGCATGCAGGTAGCCACCGAGATGCTGCACTATCGCTCGGGCGCCCACAGCACGAGCGACTTCGCCGCACTGTTTGCGAACGTCGCGAACAAGCGCATGCGCGCCGCGTACGAGGAAAACCAGGGTACCTATACCCAGTGGGCGCGCCGCGCGCCGAACGCGCCGGACTTCAAGAACATCAACATCGTGCAGCTGTCGGGCGCGCCGGATCTGCTGCGGACGAACGAAGCGGGCGAATTCACCTACGGCACGATGAAAGATGCGGGCATGAGCTATGCGCTCGTCACCTACGGCCGCATGGTCGCGCTGACCCGCCAGGCCATCATCAACGACGACCTGCGCGCCTTCGAGCGCCTGGTGACCGCGTTCGGCGCAAGCTCCAGCCGTCTGGAAAACCGCCTGGTGTACAGCCAGCTGACCGCCAACCCGAACATGGGCGACGCCACGCCGCTGTTCCACGCCGACCACGGCAACCTCGGTACCGGTGCCGGCTCGGCGCTGCAACTGAGCGCGCTGAAATCCGGTCGCACCGCGATGCGCCTGCAAAAGGGCCTGCAGAAGGAAGAGCTGAACCTGGCGCCGAACTTCCTGATCGTCCCGGCCTCGCTGGAACAGGATGCCTACCAGCTCACCAGCTCGAACTACACGCCGGCCAAGCAGGTCGACGTGAACGAATTCCGCCAGGGCGGCCGCACTTCCCTGGAGCCGATCATCGAGCCGATCCTGGACGCGTCGAGCGCCGCCAGCTGGTACCTGGCCAGCAATAACAGCCAGGTCGATACGGTCGAGTACTGCTATCTGGACGGCGCCGAAGGCCCGGTGATCGACACGCAAAACGGCTTCGAAGTCGATGGCGTGACCTGGAAGTGCCGCCTGGACTTCGCAGCGACGGTCGTCGACCACCGCGGCCTGTACAAGGGCGCCGGCGCCTGATCGGCGCACGGCCCTGCTCACTCCACTCAACGGAAACCAGCAACATGAAAAACAAAGTCCAGAAGGGCGACACGATCACCGTCACCGCGCCCTACAACGTGCTCAGCGGTCAGGGCGTCCTGGTAGGCACGCTGTTCGGCGTCGCCGCTGTCGATGCCCTCAGCGGCAGCCAGGTCGATATCGCACGCACCGGCGTGTTCGATATCACCGCACTGCAGACCGATACGGCCGTCCAGGGCGCGAAGATCTACTGGGACAACACCGCCCGCCGTCTCACCACGACCGCCACGAACAATGCGCTCGTGGGCGCCGTGACGATGGCCAAGACCTCGGCCGACACTGCCGCGCGCGTGCTGCTCGACGGCGTCATCCGCTAAGGCCCGCCCGATGCTTCCGTTCGCTGACCTCGAAGTCGTCGCCAACGCGGCCGTCCTGAACCAGCTGGCCAACGTCCAGGTGGTGATCGACGGCCAGATGGTACCCGGCATCTTTCGTCGTCCGTCGGCCGTGGCCAACCTCGGCATCGGCGCGGCGGACACCACCCCGACGCTGACGATTGCGTCGAGCGCGGTGCCCGATGGTCCGGTGGAGAAGGTGATCGCTATTGCCGGTGTGCCGTACGTAATCCTGGCCGATGCTCCGGATGGTACCGGCCTGACGGTGCTGACCGTGGGGGCGTACCAGTGAACACGTCCTTCGCGAACATCGTCACCGCGATCATCGCCGCGCTGCAGGCGCAGCCGCCGGTCTGCGACCTGATCGACCGCGCCCGCGCGACGGTCGTGCCGGACCAGGTATCGAAAGCCGTCAGCGTCCAGTGGGAAAAGACCGTGCCGGCGGCGTTCACGATTTCGAACCAGCCGATGGACTGGCAAACCCAGATCACGATCGAGTGCCTGGCGCGCAGCATCAAGGACCCCGGCGACCTCGCCGTCGACCCGCTGCTGCGCGACGTGGTCGCACGCCTCGCGCTGGATCCGACCCTGAACGACACGCTCGCGGACCTGCGCATCGCAGGCATCGAGGCCGAGAACACGAACGAGGGCAAGAAAACCGGGTGGGTTCGGCTCACCTATATCGCGGAACACCGCACCTACAACGGAATCCTGGAATGAACACCGACAACCAGAACGCGCCTGCGCGCGACATCCCGGTCCCGCCTGGCGGCGGTTCGTGGAGCTGGGACGAGAGCCTGCGGGAATGGGTCTCGAACGATCCGCAGCCGCAGACCGAAGCCGCCCCCGCTGAAGCGCCGGGCGCCAACCTCTATACCGAACAGGAGCAGTAATCATGCCGGGACGTTATACCAAGAACACCCTCGTCGCCGCCAAGCTGGAAACGACGACGGGACAAGATGCTTTGCCGACCGGCGCGGCCAACGCCATCCTGATCAGCGACGCAACGCTGACGCCGCTGGACGCCCAGAACATCGACCGTGCGCTGATCCGCGGCACGTTCGGCGCGAGCGAGCAGCTGGTCGGCTCGGCGAGCGTCAAGCTGAGCTACACCGTCGAACTGGCCGGTTCCGGCACCGCTGGCACCGCGCCGGCCTGGGGCCCGCTGCTGCAGTCGTGCGCATGCGCCGAAGGCATCCTGACTACCCCTGCGCGCGTCGAATACACCCCGGTGTCCACCGGCCTGAAGTCGACCACCCAGTACTACTACGACGACGGCGGCCTGCACAAGCTGCTGGCGGCCATGGGAGACTTCACCCTGTCGGCCAAGGCTGGCGAGCGTCCGACGATGCAGTTCGAGTGGACTGCGCTGGACGGCGGCCTGGCGGCCGGCAGCGACACCGGTGCCTTCCAGGCCTGGAAGAAGCCCGTCGCCATGACCAAGGCCAACGTGATCGACATCACGCTGGGCGCGACCTACGCCGCTGGCGTCCTGACCGGCGGCACGGTCTACTCCAGCACCGGCCTCGAAATGAAGACCGGCAACCAGGTGCAATTCACGCCGATGCTCAGCGTCGAGAC